CAGCATCAGCACGTCGCCCGCCGCGCCCGCATCCCCACCCGCCCGCCGCGCCAGCACCCGATCGAGCCACGCCGCCACCGCGACCGGATCGCCGCCCCGCAGCGCATAGCCCGTCGGCACCGCGACGACGCACCCGCCCGCACGCAGCGCCAGCGCGACCAGCCCGACACAGTCGAGCCCCGTCGCCGCCGCGCGTCCGTGCAACCGGAACCGGCTCCCGACCGCGGCGAGCGCCGCGCGCTCGACGACGGCGCCCGTCTCCGCGCTCATGCGCCGGGATACCGCGTCAGCAGGTCGATCCCCGGCAGATACGGCTCGCCGCGAAAATTCACCGCGTTCGCAAACCGGGTCGCGCACGTCGCAAGACTCTTGTCGCATCCCTCGACCAGCTCGACGAGCGTCCCCGCCGCGACCGCGAACGCGGGCGCGCGCTGCAGCGTCACGCTGGTGCCCGCCGATGCGACGACCGCGCTCTCCAGCCCACCGTTCGCACCGCCGAACCAGCGCAGCGCCCCGCCGCCCCAGCCCCCCGCGACCGGCTCCGCGGTGTCGAGCGTCACGCCGCGTCCCGCGACCGCGACCACCCTGGCGAACCGCCGCCGCGCCGCCATCGCCACGCGGCACCGCGCATCGCCCAGCTCGGCGCGACATTCAGGCGACGTCTCCTCGACCACCGCGCGGTCGAGTGCTGCACCCGCCCCGCGCAATTCCGCGGTGAAGCCGCTTTCCGTCAGCTCGACCGCGCCGATCTCTCCCCCGCCCAGCGCGAGTGCCGCGCCGCCCGGATCGGTCCAGTCGACCGCGAACACCGTCACCCGCGCACCGTCCCACCGCCCCGCGAGCAGATCACGCGCGCCGATCGCCGCCGCACTCAGCGCACCCGCAACATCCATCGTGTCCGCCTCAAGCGCGCTCCCCCGCTGGATCGCCGACGGCGTCATCCCCGGCGCCGCGCGGTGGACCAGCCCGTCCACCACCAGGTCGCGGTCATGCGCGGTCAACCCCACCGCCACCCCGTCGCGCCGCTCCACCCGCCAGCACAATGCGATCGTCGCCAGCTCACCATCGAGAACCATGTGATTTCTCCGAAAGGAGGATCCAGACGCCGCCATCCCCACACGCGCGCGCCCCCCCACCCCGTCATCCTGACGAAAGTCAGGATCCAGAGCCGCACAGGACGACGCTCTTGGCTCTGGATCCTGACTTTCGTCAGGATGACGACGAGGAAGCACCGGATCCCGCACGCCGACCGCAAGAACCCAACCTACCCCTCGCGCACCTCCACCAAAGGCACAGACCCCGCGACCCCCGCCAGAAACGTCGCGCGCGCCACGCTCAGCCGGTCCTCGGCAAACCGCACCGGCACGTCGAACGTGAACCCGGCGGTCACCACCACCCCGACCGCGGGCGCGGCATCGAGCACCACCCACCCCCCGGCCTCGACCGAGAACGCAGACGTCGCGACCCCGCCGACCGCGACCGAGACGCTGCCCGCCACCGGCCGCGTGATCCGCCGCGACGCCGCGCCATAATATTTGACCAGCGCGAACCGCCGCTGCACCCCGTCGCCGACGCCGATCCGCTGCCCGACCGCGTCCGCATCGAACGGATCGCGCAACCGGAACCCGCGCGCCGGCCCCATCCGTGCGCGAAAGAACGCGAGCAGCGCCGCGATATCCGCCTCGCTCCGCAGCCCCGGCCCCACGTCATAGCTCGTCCGCGCCTCCGCCCAGGCGGCGTTGCGCGTCTCCGCACCCCCCGCACTCGTCAGGATCGCGGTGGAGAACCCCGGCGCCACCTCCGCCTCGCGCCCCAGCTCGAGCGGGAACAGCACGTCGTCGAACGCGTCCACATCATCCTCCCCATCGGTCTCGAACTGCACGAACCCGTCGCGCATCACCTGCGGCAGCGCCCAGACGAAAATCTCCGCCACGCCGCGCGCGCGCGCCACGCGCGCCGCCGCCGCGATCCGCCCCCATTCGGCGACCTGCGCCGCCCCCCGCCCCGGCGTCAGCACGAACCCCGACAGATAATGCTGCCGTTCGACCGGATAGCCCAGCCGCGCGCCGACCAGCGCCACCGCGTCCGCCGACGACGCGCTGTCCCCCGCGGTCACCCAGTCATACTCCTCGAGCTGCAGCACATCGAACGCCGGCCACGCCCAGCCCAGCGGCATGTTCGCCCGCTTCGCCTCGGGCGCCGCGGCATCGAGCACCGTCGGCAGATACGTCAGCAGATGCACCACGCACCCGCCCGCCCCCGCCTCCTGCCGCACCGCCGCCACCAAGGCCGCGGTCGACGCCGCCAGGCACGCCCCCGCCGCCTCCAGCGTTTCGATCTGCGCCGCGCTCTTCGCCCCCCGGATGCTCGCCATCGCCACCGGCGCGAACGCCGCGACCGCGCTCGCATCATAGAGGCACGGCCGCCCGTCGGGCATCACCCACCACCACGGCTCGCCGACCTGGAACCGCGCGCGCAGCCCCGCCGCGACGCCGATCGCCACGAACGCGCGCGCCACCGCCTGCAGATACGCCATCGCCCCGCCATGCGCCGGCGACAGCAAGGTCGAGGGCGGCGTCCACCCCGTCAGCGCCGGCGCGCCGTCCGCCGCGCGCTGTTTCCAGTCGTTCCAGCAATGCGCGTCGAACAGCTCGTAACTCAGCGACCAGATCACGTCATAGCCGAGCGCCCCCGCCCGCCGCGCAAAGTCCCGGTGCCACGCCGCGCACGCCGCGTTCAGCACGCCCCCCGCCAGCGACACGTAAAATCCGCCGCCCAGTGCTTCGAGCCGGAAATAATGGCTCATCCCCACATAATGGACGATGCTTCCCCGGTACCCCAGGTGCAGCGCGTTGCGCAGCAACCGCGCGGGCGTCAGGTTGTAGCTGTCGTCATAGCCGCCTGCGATCCGAAGCGCGTGTTCGGGCACCACCGCCTCGCCGATCGCCAGCACCGCGCCCGGCCCGTCGCACGCGATCGCGCTCCACTCGACCCAGCCCTCGTGCATCGCCGCCAGCGGCCCGCTCCCCGCGCCATAGCCCGGCGGCACCAGCGACACGAACATCCGGTCGATATCCCCCGCCCAGACGGGATCGCTGTCCGCGGGCAGGTCATACCCGCCGACCAGGCCTGCGAAATCGAGCGTCACCACCGCGTCCTCGGGCGTCCCGACCGCATGGTTCCACAACCGCACATACCAGGCGCGCGGTCGCCCCGCGGCGTCGCGCCCCTCGATCGTCAGCGTCGGGCCATGGATCGCGTCGAGCGCGACGACACCCCCCGACCGCCACCGAAAGGACAGCCGACAGTCGCGAAAGTCGCGCGCGGTCTCATAGGCGAGCAACGGATGATCGAACCGATCCTCCGCCTCCCAGATCAGCCCGGCGAGATCGTCGCTCTTGTAGAACACCGCATCGACCCGCAGCGACTCCGGCCCCGTGGTCACCACCGACGCCATCATCGGCCGCGGAAAATCCACCGTCCAGAACCGCGCATCGAACCGCGACACCACGCCCCCCATTTGCCCCGTCCGCCCCGAACACAGCCAATGCCCCATGATGATCTCCAGATTCCAAGACGAAGGACAAGGGCAAGCGAGCCCAAAAACCCCTCTCCCCCCGGGGGAGAGGGAGGGGCCCGCGCGCCCTTGCGCGTGGGAGGGTGAGGGCAAGTGAGACTCCCCCCCTCACTCCACCGCCAGCGCAGCCCGAACCGCCCGCGCCACCTGCCGCCCCGACTGCGCCAGCACCCCCGGCGCCGCCCCCGCGGCCGCATTGACGGTAATCGCCACCCGAACCTCGCGAACCGCACCGCCGCCAGCACCGGCACCGGCACCAGCCTCGATCCGCCCGCTGCTCGCCGGCACGAACATCTCCGGCCCGCGCTCGCCGACGACATAGGCGCGCCCCGGCGACACCGCCCCCCCGGTCGCGCGCCCCGGCAGCCCGCCGAGCAGTCCGGCCAGCGCCCCCGCAAGACCCCCGCTCACGCCGCCGCCAAGCACCGACTCCACCCCCGTCTTCACCGCCGCCCCGGCAATCGCATCGAGCGCCGACACCGCCACCCCCTTCAGCTCCTCGAACCCGAGCGCCCCGGTCCGCGTCGCGCGCAGCAACGCGGCCTCGAGCCGCACCGCCGCGCGCTCCGCCCCCGCCCCCAGCACGCCGTCCAGCTCGCCGCGCATCGCCGCCACATCGCGCGCGAACGCCGCATTATCGACGCGCACCCGCACCAGCGCGGGCTCCAGATCGTCATCCATCGGGAAAAGCCTCCTGCAACCGCGCGATCGCCGCCGCATCGGGCGGCGTCGGCGTGTCTCCCATCATCGCGGCGACCACCGCGCCCAGTTCCGCGGGCGTCGCGCGCCAGAACGCGTCCGGCGCCCAGCCCAGCACCGCGCCCGCAAACCCCGCCAGCCGCGCGGCGCTCGCTGCAAAGCGCGTCATCACCGCCCCGCCAGGATCTGCCGCAGCAACCCGCGCAACACCGGCGTCGCGACGGCCAGCCCCGCCTCGACCACCGCCTCCCCCAGCCGCTCGCGCGTCAGCCCCTCAGGGCAATCACGCAGGCAATGCCAGAACAGCGCGACCATCTCGCCAATCCCGAGCTTCCCCGCCGCCGCGCGCTCGACGAGCGCGAACAACGGCCCCAGCTCCTCCTCCGCCGCCACCAGCGCCGCAAAACTCGGCCGCACCACGAGCGTCTCCCCGGACACCCGAAGCGCCCCCTCCCCCCGCACAGAATTCGCCACTTCGCTCATAAAATATCTCCAAAACCCCTCTCCCCCAGGGGAGAGGGAGGGGCCCACGCAAAGCGTAGGAGGGTGAGGGCAAGTAAGGCGAACGACAGCGCCCCCCTCCCCCGTCATCCTGACGAAAGTCAGGACCCAGAGCCCCAAACACCGCGCCGCCGCCCCCCCCCGTCATCCTGACGAAAGTCAGGATCCAGAGCCGCAAAGGACGACGCTCGTGGCCCTGGATCCTGACTTTCGTCAGGATGACGGAAATGGGTCAGGATGACGGACGGGGGTCAGGATGACGGAAATGGGTAAGGATGACGGGACTGGAGGTGGCCGAAGATCAACGGGTCCCCCGACCCGCAATCCTCACCCCGCCACCACCGCCCCCGAACTCTCGAGACTCAGCGTGTAGGATCGCTCCCCATTGAAATCCCCGGCATAATCCAGCCGCGACACGAGGAACTTGCCCGTCATCGTATCGCCCCCCTCGAACGCCAGCCGGTAATCGTCGAGCACCCCGGTCAGCGCGCTCGCCTTGATCCGAAGCTCCGCCGCCGACCCCGTGAACACCCCCGCCCCCGACACCGAGACGCTGCGCACCCCCGCCCCCGTCAGCAATTGCCGCCAGCCGCCCGAATCCTTCGTCGTCACCACGATCGCCTCGCCGTTCACCGACATCTGAGTCGTCCGCAGCCCCGCGACCGTCGCATAGACGGGCGTCGCCGCGCCGTTCCCGACC